AGCGTTAAGGGTCTGGTCAGCGTTTTCCACAAGAATGATATTGGAGACTGGGTTTTTAGGTGTGATGCCTATTTCTATGACACTGGACTTTGTATCATGGGTTTGCGAGATGCACCTATGTATACGCAAGAATGGCTTTTGGTACGTGGTACTGGTCCACATGAAAGACGCACTCTGACGGTTGGCCCGGAAAATTTTGTTCCGCATCATTCTCAAAAACTTGCTATAGGAAAATTATGTTTTTCCTCTTTTGCACCAGTCCGTACCTATTTCAACCACCTTCCCACTCAGTTGAGAGCAATTTATTGCCAGCGACTAGAGACCGGTGAGTTGCGTAACCCCATACCGGTCACTGGTGTTGCCACAGTTGCAAGTAATGGTGCTCAAATTATTGAATGGACCTTTCCTGAGGAGACTGCCGTTGGTATGTGTGGAGGAATTTATTTCTCCACTGGAGATACACCCGGAATTTTGGGAGTGCACTATGCTGCTCGAACCGCCGATTTCACCATTGGCATTTCAGCTATGCTCTCTCCAGACGATTTCAAGAAAATTGATGAAACTTTACTTGGTCGTCCTGGTGTGTTGCTTTCTCCAGCTTTGGATCCTGACGAGATTTCGGTCGTCGTCAATGGTAAGAGTCTTATTACTCGTGGTTCTCCACCCGAGCAAAATATTATTACTCAAACCACTTGGGTTCGGGAAAATCTTGAAGGTTTCCCGCCTGTAGATTCATTGCCATCGGCATCCCGTTTCAACAATCATTGCTATGAGATCGGGTCTTTCGGTCGCCGTAAAACTCCGACTGTTCCTCCGCCACCCCCTGAACCAGATCCCTTGGAAACGGTTCAAGGGTGTCAATATGCCGGAAAGTATTTCACGTCGGCTTTTTATAAGAGTGCGGTTGTTGACACTATCATCGCTGACTCTATCCGCAAAGATTTCCCTGATTTCGATTATGGGAAACCGCGTTTCGGACGGAGCATGTGGCCCAAGGGCGCTGCTCACGCTATCGCTTCTACGCCTGGTTTGCCGAGAGAGCACCTTGAATGGGCTATCGCAGATTGGATGTCCGTTTTCGACTTGAACACAATACCATCAGCTCTTTTGAAAACTCTCCGCCCTCTCACTTGGGAGGAGGTTATCAACGGAATTGATGGTGTGAAATTCATTGATGCCCTGAATTGGGGCACGTCGATGGGAGCCGGTTTTCCTGGTGGAAAACGTTCATGGATCAAGACATATCTGGATTCTCTTGGTAATGAGAAGAAGGATTTTGTCGAAGAAGTTTGGAACCAAGTCAAACACGCCTATGAGAAATTTGATCTGGGTGAACGTGTTCCGTTCCTTTTCGTCGGCACTCCCAAAGATGAACCCACTCCCACCACAAAGGAGAAAGTTCGTCTTTTTATGGTTGGAGAGATAGCATCGATCTTGCTGTGTCGCAAGTACTACACGCCTGTCGTCCGTTTACTGCAAATGGTACCGGGCTGGAGTGAATGTTGCGTTGGCTTGAACGCTACTTCTCCCCATTGGGAAGATCTATGGGCACGTTTTGAAAAGTTTCCCCATGTTTTTGATGGCGACCACGCCAAATATGATGTTGGAATGAATGCTGATATCAATGAGTCTTCTTGTTGGTGTATGATGCATTTGGCTTCCAAAGGAAACTATGCCGCCCAGGATTTGTACTACATGGCTTGTGTTGCGAGTGAGTTCATTCAACCGCTGTGTGCTTATCGTCAAGATGTTGTTCTTCTTTCTGGTTCTACTCCCAGTGGAATTCCAGTGACTGTAAACATTAACAGTCTGAACAACAGTCTAATCAACCGCTGTGCCTATAAACATGCTTATCCTCAGGCTTTTGTTGGGGAATTTCGAAAGTATGTTAGTCATGGGAACTATGGTGATGATTTTATTAATTCAGTGCACAATGATCGTGTAGATTTTAATTTCATTTCCATGCGTGATTACATGGCGCATTTCGGTTTAAAGCTCACTCCCGGTATTAAAAGTGCCGAAGGTAAACCTTTCGTTGACAGCCTAGATTCACTTGTGTTTTTGCAACGTTTCTCTTCCAAATTGCCCGAGCTCCCTTATCGGGTTGGTAAACTTAGTGAGAAATCAATTTTGCGACAACTCATTTGTGTTATGCGAGGCAAACACGATTGGAACCTTTCCAATGCAACTGCGGAGAATGCCGACAATGCTCTCCGTGAATGGGCATATCATGGGGAGGAAACCTACGAGAATAGACGCGAGTGGCTTTCAACTATTCTCGAGAAGCACAACATTCGCCATTTGAGTCGCCTGATAGACGTTGAGCACTCCACTTTGCTCCTGTCTCTCCAACAAGAATGGTTAAGTCCACCTGCACCGCCTTCGGACAAGGCGTTATAATATGTGTCCCTCTGTGCGGTAGGGCCGTACACTTGATAAAAGAAACCAAAACCCTTGGAATGTATTTGGTTACCGTGCGCTTGGATCGGACGTCCAACGTATAGGCTTTGCATTCCAGCACGATTGTGCCTGTCCAAACAACAAACCGGCGCCTTCACGCGGGCTCCGGGAATGTACATAGATGCGTTACTGATAATAATAATGATAATAATAACTATAATAATAATGATAATAATACTTTTCAACATATTGCTAGTACATCTTCTGCCAACTCCGCTGTCAAAACGGGGACTGTTTCGTTTGCTGATGCCACTCCTGGTTCATCTGTTGCAATGACTTCACCCTTGGAACAAACTTATCAGCATGGACACACGGTTGATACTCCACTTTCAGATTTTCTTTCTCGTCCTGTCAAAATTCTTGATTCCTCTTGGGACACTGGCACTAATTATACTTCTGCCATCAATCCATGGTCTCTTTTCTTGAATAATAACCCAATTAGAAATCGTTTGCAGGGCTATAGATTTGTACGTGGTCACTTGACGGTTCGTGTTGTTGTTACAGGCAACCCATTTCTATTTGGTCGTATGCTCGTCGGTTATCAACCGTGGGGTGATCGATCAGTATGGAGAGATGGCGGCCTTGGGAATTCGGTCCAGCGCGTCTTTAAGCTTCAGATTTCTCAGATGCCTCATTTTGAGCTTGACGCATCCACTTCACAAGGCGGAGAAATGGTTTTACCTTTCTTCTCCCCTTATAATTGGTTAGATCTGACTGCTGAAAACATGTCCAAGGATATGGGTACTCTGTACTTCACCAATCTCACTCCTTTGCGGCACGCTAATTCACCAGCAGGAACACTTTCTTTCTCTGTCTATGCTTGGATGAACGATGCTGAGATAGCGGTTCCCACAGCGTCTGCTTATGATTCAGTTACCTATCAAGGTATGGGTGATGAGTTTAAGAATGGTCTGATCTCAAAACCCGCTACTGCTGTAGCGCGTGCTGCAGGTCTGTTGTCTAAAATCCCTGTGTTTCGTCCATATGCTTTAGCCACTGAAATGGCCGCTTCTGCAGTAGCTGGCGCTGCTTCAGCGTTTGGTTATTCTCGTCCCCAGATTGTGGAGAATATATGTTCTCAGAGGCACAGACTGGGAGGAGAACTTGCTACCACTAACACGCATGAAATTGTTGGGAGGCTTGCTTTGGATGCCAAATCCCAGCTTACTCTCGATCCAAGGACTGTTGGACTTGATGGCAAAGATGAAATGTCTTTCAAGTACATTGTTGGTAGAGAGTCTCTCCTTAACAATTTCTTTTGGAATGAAGCTGCTCCTGTCGGCACTCGATTGTGGACTAACTATGTTACTCCTATGTTTCACTGCCTTGATACAACAACCACTCCCCCACGCAATGGTATACCGCCATGTACTGCAGTTGGTTATCTGTTCCATAGTTGGCGCGGCACCATGGTATTCCGTTTTTCCGTTGTTGCTTCGGCTATGCATCGAGGAAAGTTGCGGATATCTTATGAACCGACAGCAACCACTGATGTGGGAAGTGTTACCGAGGTCTATTCCCGGATTATTGACCTGGCTGAAACTCGAGATGTTGAGATCCCAGTTCACTGGCATCAACCCACACCTTGGCAGAAAGTCCAACCATCTGGGCTTGGTACGGTTTCCACACATTATTCCGATGCCACACCAATTCTCCCCGATTACGCTGCAGAATCTTTCAACGGCGTTGTAACGATTGAGGTTCTTACACCATTGACCTCTCCAGATCCGTCTTTAGCACATTCGCTGTCTGTCTTAGTGTATGTCCGAGGTGGGGATGATTTGGAGTTTGCTAATCCTATCACAACCATGCCTGGTTTCTCTTATCGATCCATTAGCGCTCTCGAGACCCCTCAGGGGGTTGTAGATGATCTTGGCGCTGGAGAAACTGAAGTTCCAGCTGGAGGAGCTGCAGAAGTGCTCGACCCTATGGGCACTAATGCCGGAACATTAACTGACCCCCTTACACACGTATTCCATGGTGAGACGGTTGTCTCTCTTAGGTCTTTACTACGTAGGTATCGTGCTCCTGCAGCACATCCCAGTATGCCAGATGTAAATTATCCTAATTTCATTGAGAATTATGCACGTTTTAACGTTGATCCCATTCAAATGTGTTTCTTGGAATATGTTATGCCCTGGTATGTTGGTTGGCGTGGTTCTATGCGTTTCCGCAACTTCGCACATACTGAAGCTGCGCTAACTATTGCGGAAAGGGGTTATACACATGAA